AACTTCCAAGGCTGGTGAATCCCTTACCTAAGAGCGAGTTGCTCAAGGAAGGTAAATTCGCAACCGATGAAGCTACGTTACGTAAGCTTAAAGGACCAGCAGCTAAAAAGTACGTTTCTGTTTTATTGAAGTACGCTGAACTGGAGAAACTTATCGGAACTTACTACGAAGGCATCCCAAAACTTAACAAGGAAATGCACTGGCCGAAAGGCATGATTCACGGACAATTTAACCAAGTAGTAGCAAAGACTGGTCGGTTAAGTTCTAGTAAACCCAACCTTCAAAACTTTGCTGGTGATGTGGAGGATATTTTTATTACTCGTCATTATGACACCTAAACAAATGGATGATCTTCAGTACTGGGATTCTATTGATGACTTTATCTTGGCTTGTGAGTTACACGGAGTACGTAAAGTAATGGAAGACGTAAAGTACCGTGAACCACAACTCTTTGACGAACTGGTAAGGTCTATCAATCGAATCGCAGGCACTCGTAAAATCCCTGTCTTACTTCAAGCGCGCTATGTAAAATGATTATTTCAGCGGATGCTTCTGCTCTGGAGTGGAGGGTATTACTTGAGTTATCTCGTGATGAAGTAGGTATTACAGAGCTATTAGAAAAGCAAGACACACATACTAACAATCAAAAAGCATTTAATCTTCCAGATCGACTGACTGCTAAAAAATACCTGTTCCGAACAATCTATAATCGTGGTAAAGGTTACGCATTCTCAGTTGATCCAGATTTCATGCACGTAAGTACTAGTGTAGATTATTGGGATGAAGTAGGTCAAAAGTTCTACAGTAAATACAAAGGTATTGACGAGTGCCACATTAGCTGGCAACAAGAAGCCCTCTTTACAGGGCAAATCACTTCAAATATCTGTGGAGTCTTTTGGCCTATCCCTTTTAATGCTAACAAAATCCCATGGACAATTATCTGTAACTACCCAGTACAAGGTACCGCGGCAGAGGTTATGAAGATTGCTCGTGTGGTGTTTTGGAAGCGTCTACGTAATAAAGAATGGGGTAAGTATGTAAAGTTAATTTCTACTGTACATGACTCGATTGTAGTGGATTCACCTGCGGAATACAAGAACGAGGTAGTAAAACTGTTTCATGAGGTGTTTAAATCTCTTGACAAACAGTTTAAATTTTGTTACAATTACGATTGGATCGTTCCGTTAGATTGCGAATGCAAGGCCGGTCCTAACTTTAAAGAAATGGAAAAAGTAAATGCAATTATCAATTGAAGTTATTCAGTCTAAAGTGACTTCACATCCCAGTTCTACTGGTGGTTATCAAAAAGCTGAAGTTACCTATAAAGACCTGGGTAGTGGCAAAGTTGCCGCCAAGAGTGTTATGTCTTTCAAGAACCCTAAAGTATTTGCTGAAATGGTAAACGCTAAACCGGGTCAAGTATTCTCAGTGGAGTCTGAGAAAGAAGGACAGTATTGGGAATGGAAATCAGTGGGACAAGGCGGTACGCCAGTACCTACACAGTCTCTAAATATTCCTCCTAAAAAGGAAGGGGTAAATGCCGCACCCAAGAGTAATTATGAAACAGCCGAAGAGCGAGCGGCCCGCCAAGTGCTCATCGTTAAGCAGTCTTCCCTTTCTGTGGCTGCTAGTGTGCTTAGCGTCGGTGCTAAGTCTCCTCCTAACAGTGATGAAGTAATCGCCTTGGCTCAGAAGTTTACTGACTGGGTGTTTGCTAAGCCTCAAGGTGTAGCAGCTATTATTGAAATGCCTAACGATCTAGGAGATATGCCACAATGATTCCACGCGACAAAGCCTTGCATTTTGGTGCAGGTTTTTTAATTACCCTTGTCTTTGGTTTCCTTATTAACCCTGTCGTTGGGTTTTTCTTGGCCTTTGTTGCAGGTGTTGGTAAAGAACTATATGACTTTGAAGTGCAAAACGAAGAGTTTAGTGTACCCGATATGCTTGTAACTTGGGCAGGTGGTATTATTCCACTAATTTTACTAAACGTAATCTCACAGTGAGGTGATTTAATTATGTATAAAATTCTACGAAATGAAAAGCGGTACAATACAAAAACTTTCCCTTCTTATGAAGAAGCTCGAAAGTATGTGCGACGAATTGTTACTCGTCTCACCGGCTCATATCGTGACAGTTATACTGGTCTCGGTTTTCGGATCGTTGCTGGTTAAATGAAAATCCCCAAGCAGTTTGAGCTTGGTGGATTAACCTGGAAGGTGGTCATCGTAGATCATCTTCCAGGTGCAATGGGCACCACCGATAATAGTAAAGCTGAGATTCATCTGTTAAAAAGCATTCCTCCTCATGTACGTGAACAAGTATTTTTCCATGAATTAGTGCATGCTATCCTATTTTCAATGGGTAAACCTGCTGATCAACATGATGAAATCTTTACAGACGGTTTTGCTACTTTCTTGCAACAATTCTTTAAAAGTAAACAGTGAAAGAACTAGCTCTCATTGACGGTGACTTAATTACGTACCCTTGTGCAGCAGCAAGTGAAAACGATGGTGAAGATGTTGCAAAGATGCGTGCTAATGATTTACTGGCACGTATTATTCATGAAGTCAACGCTCAAGAGTATTGCCTGTACATTAGTGGCAGCGATAATTTCCGTTACGATATTTATCCTCTTTATAAAGCTAACCGGACTCAACCTAAACCAATTTATCTGGAAGCTGTAAGAGAGCATTTAATCAAACAATGGAAAGCGGAAATTGTTAACAATATCGAAACGGACGACCGTCTTGGAATTGAAAGCACTCGATACGGATTGTCTTGTGTTGTTTGCTCATTCGACAAAGACATGCTCCAGTTACCCGGTCATCATTACAACTGGCGCCGACAAGTTGAACTATTCGTGTCTCCGTATGATGGGCTTCGATCTTTCTATGCCCAGGTTCTTGCCGGTGATGGAGCTGACAACATTCCAAGCTTTGATGGTAAAGTTCGTTCTAAAGTACCTAAGTTTATCGAAGAACTTCAAAGACCTCTCTTGGAAATGACAAAAGAACAGGAAATGTACGACTATGTAAAGTCACATTATACTGACGTTGATGTTCTTCATCGTAATTGCAAGTTACTGTATATTCTAAGAAAAGAGGACGAATTTTGGCAGCCTCCACAAGACAGATTAAACGACGAACTAAACGAAAGTTTAAGTCCAAATTAGAACAAAAAGTTTCCTTAATGCTCCCTGATTATGCGACTTACGAAACCACTGAACTAGGTTACACAAAAGAGCATAAGTACTACCCTGACTTTACTATTAACGATGTGTTTTACATTGAAGCTAAAGGGTACTGGGATAGCGAAGATCGAGCTAAGCACTTGCTAATTAAAGAACAACATCCAGACAAAAAAGTGGCTTTTGTTTTTGAAAACGCAAAAAATAAATTAAATCGCCGTTCAAAGATTACGTATGCAGACTGGTGTGAAAAACACGGATTTTTGTACTGTGACGTAAAGAATGGCATTCCTAAAGAATGGATGGAACAGTATGGAAATCAACAAAGCAATCAAGACAGAAAACGGAACCGTCGAGTTTCGAGGCGAGCTAACCCAGGATGAATTTGATTTAGTGCTGCAAGTGGGTTTAAGTACTCTGTTTGCACACGGAGCTATTCCTTTTACAGTAGTAGACGACGAGGAGGAAGCCGCTGAAAAACTTAGTAACATGGTTAAAGGTACGGATACGGCGCAGTGAAACTCCTATTTTTAGATATTGAAACGAGCCCCAATGTAGCACATGTATGGGGACTGTGGAAACAAAATATCTCGATTAGTCAACTACAAAATAGTAGCTACGTAATGTGTTGGGGAGCTAAGTGGGCACATGAAAAAGATGTAATGTTTGACTCCCGGTTTCACAGTGGTCACAAAACCATGCTGAAACGTATTCATAAACTCTTAGAGAAAGCTGATGCGGTAGTTCATTACAACGGTAGTAACTTTGACATTCCAACTCTTAATAAAGAGTTTTTGCTACATGGATTTACTCCACCTGCTACATATCAACAAATTGATCTGTTAAAGACGGCACGAAAGCAGTTTCGATTTCCGAGTAATAAGTTAGATTATCTAGCTCAAGCTTTGGAAGTTGGTGGGAAGATTAAACACGAAGGGCACGAACTATGGGTTAAATGCATGGCTGGTGATCCTGAAGCATGGGATCGTATGCAGCAGTACAATGTAAATGATGTGCTGCTGTTGGAGAAAGTATATGAAAGGCTTTTACCTTGGGTTACTAACCATCCTAACGCTATTCTTTATAGTGACGTCAGTGACGACCAGTGTCCTCATTGTGGCTCGGTGGAGATTACTCGACGTGGATTCTCTTATACTGCTACTAGTCGCTTTCAGCGTTTCCACTGTCGGAGCTGTGGTACTTGGTTCCGAAGTAGCAAATCGGATTACAGAGTCGAATTAACAAAGGATAAAAATGGTTGAGGTAAAGTTTTCTACAGACGAATGGTGGCCTTTTTATCATAAGATTCCTTCAGAGTTTGAGAATTCAACTTTAGTCGAGCTAGAGATTAAAATTGACGAAGAAGACTGGCAAAAATACGAAGAGGCTTTAAACACTGTTATTAATTTTCAAAGGTTTTTACATGACGAAGCAGACAAACGCTAACGATAAACAAATTGCTGGTGATCACTACAAAAAGTACGGTGATCTTCAGCCGTGGGATGTGGTACTAAAATGGAATTTAGGTTACCTTGAAGGTACTGCACTTAAGTACATTGCTCGCTGGCGAGACAAAGGTGGTATTGACGACATTAAAAAGGCTATTCACTTCCTTGAAAAGCTTGTGGAAGTAGAAGAGCAAAAACCTAAATCTCCTACTGAACTGTGGTATAATAATCCGCTTAACATTTGTCCACAATACCACTGGGATATTGACGAAGTGGTAAAACAGTGGGTAGCTCGTAACGAAGCAGAAAAGGTCATTAATGAAGACCTATCACAACGTTGAAGAACTCATGGACTTAGCCTCTAAGCGACTTACACCAGAAGAACTCCTAGACCTACTAGGTATGGATATGGTAGATTTAGTGGAAAAACTTAAAGATGAAATTACGGAATCAAAAGAAGAAATTGAACGAGCCATTCGATAACGAACATCGAGCAAGTCGTAAATACATTGAACGAGTTCGACAGGCTGAAGAAGCTGAAGAAGAGATTAAAGAGTATCAACTAGAGTTGTTTCCACAAGAGGAACAAGCTAATGAAAATCGTCCCACAAAACGTCGAGTTAATTGATTTCATGGGGGATGACTTGTCGGTAGTGAATGCCGCACGAGTTAGTTTTGCTAAACAAAGTCAAGCAGATCCGTACCATGGCGGTTTATCAGAAAAAGATGGTAAACTTATTCATTATCTTGCTAAACACAAACATTGGACACCATTTGCACATGCGTTTCTTTCGTTTCGTATCAAAGCTCCAATCTTTGTGGCACGTCAATTGGTTAAGCACCAAGTTGGCCTTGCTTGGAATGAAGTATCGCGGCGGTATGTGGACGAAGAACCGGAGTTCTGGTTCCCAGATGTTTGGCGGGGTCGCCCAGTTAATGCAAAACAAGGTAGCAATGGAGTAGTAGATCGTAGTATGTTTACTGAACGCTATTCTCCTGAATCTACTGTTTATGATGCTTTAGCAACATATCAAGAAATGATTAAGGGTGGAGTAGCTCCTGAACAAGCTCGAATGGTTCTTCCACAAAACACAATGACAGAGTGGATTTGGAGTGGTTCACTTGCTGCTTTTGCTCGTGTGTGCAAGCTTCGTCTCGATCCTCACGCTCAACAAGAAACATCAGAAGTAGCAGAAAAGATTGGTAATCTAACAGCAGAACGATTTCCTGTATCTTTCGCTGCATTAATGGAGAATTAAATTGGAATTAGATAAATATCAACAAGAAGCTTTTAAGTATCGTGTACCATTAGCCTCTCCAGAGGAACGTGTATTCGGTCTGTTAGAAGAAGCTGGCGAAGTCGCTGGTATTTTTAAGCGTTTCCTTCGTGGTGATTATGCCGATGACATTGGTATTGTTGGCACTAAGCTACACAAAGAGTTAGGTGATGTGCTGTGGTACCTTTCACAGATTGCAGAAGACAACGGTTGGAAACTCAGTGAAGTAGCTGAAGAAAATCTAAAGAAACTTGAATCACGACGGATTCGTAACATGATTACTGGAACGGGGGATAATCGTTGAATACACAACAAGAATTTCGTAACTCATTTGCAGAAAACATTTTTAGGTTTAAATATGCACAAGGACCTGGGGATACTTGGAGTAAACTTGCCGAACGGTTGGTTGAAGATGTCTGTGGAAGTCGATGGGGAAGTACTAACGTCCTCATGTCTGAAGGAGATCGAAAACAACTTGTGCAATACATTAAGGAATTCCAATTTATTCCAGGCGGCCGTTACCTGTATTACGCGGGACGTCCCTATAAAGCATACAATAATTGTTACTTGTTGCGTGCGGAAGAAGACACCCGAGAAGAATGGAGCAATGTAACATGGCGAGCTATGTCTTGTTTAATGACTGGTGGAGGTATTGGAATTGATTACTCCCGGCTTCGCCCCGCTGGAAAAGCTCTTAGTCGAACTGGTGGGACTGCTTCGGGACCTATCCCACTTATGTATGCAATTAACGAAATCGGGCGTAACGTTATGCAAGGCGGGTCCCGGAGGTCTGCAATTTATGCTTCTCTTAATTGGCAACATGAGGATATTCCTGCGTTCCTTCGAGCAAAGAATTGGCACAATGCTCCAATCGGAAAATCAGGATACACCCTCCACCAAGCAAAACAAGACGACTTCAACTTCCCAGCACCGTTAGACATGACTAACATCAGCGTTAACTACGATGACGCTGCTTTAGAAGGCGGGTTAGAGGATAACGCTGTTTTCCTAGAAAATTGTAAACAAGCCCTAATGACTGGTGAACCAGGATTTAGTTTTAACTTTGGCGCTAAACAAAATGAAACGCTTCGCAATGCCTGCACGGAAGTTACTTCTGAAGATGATTCTGACGTATGCAATCTTGGCAGCATCAATCTTGGCAATATTCAGAGCTTGGCGGAATTTACATCCGTCGTCAATCTCGCTAGCAAATTCCTGGTTTGTGGAACACTCCGTGCGGACTTACCCTACGACAAGGTATACAAGATTCGTGAAAAGAATCGACGACTTGGCCTGGGACTTATGGGAATCCACGAGTGGCTCCTCCAACGAGGACAAAAATACGAAGTAACACCAGAATTACATCAATGGTTAGAGGTATACCGCGATGAATCAAAACGATCTGCGGACGATCATTGCGACCGTCTATTCCTTTCTCGACCAGTGGCGTATCGCGCAATCGCGCCAACAGGCTCCATTGGTATCCTTGCCGGTACTACAACAGGCATCGAACCACTGTTTGCAGTCGCTTACAAACGACGATTTCTTACAGAAGGTACGAAGTGGAAGTTTCAATTCGTTGTTGACGGCACCGCACAAGGACTAATTGATCGCTATGGTGTTAAACCAGAAACTATTGACTCAGCATTGGATTTAGCAAATGACTACGAACGACGAATTAAATTTCAAGCGGACATCCAAGATTACGTTGACATGTCAATTTCAAGCACCATTAATCTTCCACAGTGGGGGACTGAGTTCAACAATGAAAGCCGACTTGGAGAGTTTGCTAGCACATTATCTAAATATGCCCCACGACTCCGTGGCTTTACTTGCTACCCGGATGGAAGTCGAGGCGGACAGCCCCTCACCCCAGTCCCTTACGAAGAGGCCGTGAAACACAAAGACATGGTATATGATGAAGTCGATGTATGTTTGTACACGGGGCACGGCGGGAGTTGTGGAGTTTAACGATGCCTAAAGTAAAACCACCTACACGACCTATTGGATTACGTCAAAATGCTTTCCATAGGTACCGTGTTACATTCGATGTGGTGACTACTGCTCCAATTCTGTACATGTTAAACGAATATTACGAAGCTGGTGAAAAACCTTTGTGGAGTAAGTTCCTGTACATGATGCGGTTATTTCGGCGTCACAGTCATGGTGATAATGAAATGGTAGTTCACAACATTGAAGTACAAGAAGCAGAATTGAAATAATAAAGGTTTTTGAGGTGGGTGGCCTATGGAGGCCTTAATATCCCGCCAAGACTAAAACCACCAATAAAAAAGCCACCCGAAGGTGGCCTTTCTAATAGCCCCGTAGACTTAAATGTCGCGGGGCTTTTTTCTTTGGTCCGTGTAATCTCTGATACCGGGTTGAATAATTGTGTTATCCCAAATCCAACGTTTTTGCTCAGGAGTAAGTTTACGTTTAATTTCTGTTTCCCACAATTGCATAAGAAGTTTTCGCTTCTCATCAGCCTCTAGTTGCTTGTTATCCAAATCATTCATATTGCTTCGATATGTTTGATTAACAGGTGGCATATCCATTTGAGGATTAGGTTGCATAGGGTTACCAGGACGTGGCCGTAAAGCCTGGTCAAAGTAAGAGCGTGGCACTGGATAATACATTAATCGTTCCAAGATACTAAGATTACGGAACCCTTCTTCATCAATGGGCTGTTGTCCTAGTAACTTACCAATTTGGGCTCGAGGATTGCTCATTTGATCACATCAAAGGCACGTTGATAAAGCTGGTAACGATCAGCATAGCCGTTCATACCTCCATTGATACGCCTAGTAAGTTCCTGGAAAAATCCTGCGTCACAAAGAGCATTAAGATTATTCTGTGACCAGAAAATACCCGCACTTTCTGCTGCATTCATTGGTTCTTCAAGTAGCTCAGGTCTATCAAGTAAAGGCAGCCCCATAATGGCGCCTACGCGGGCGTAGTTGTGGCGACCAGTGACCTGGATCAGTCCCCGCCCCATGTACTTTTCCCCGTCACCTTTTTGCGTATTTCCTAAACGACGAGCAAGCGTAGTAGGGGGCTCGTACCGTAATTGCTGTGCGGTAGGCCCCCACAGCTCCCGTACAAAACGAAGCCGTCCTGACTCATGTCCAATCTGCGCCAAGAACATACGAATACGCTGAGGCGTATTAATTTCGTACTTTTCCATTACTTTGTTAAGAATGGGAACCCAAGGCTCCAGCATTTTCGCTGGACGCTCTTTGTAGATGCGCTTTAATTGTTCTAGATTAATTTGCATATCCTAAACTTTCTTTCAGTTGTTTAAGTTTAATCATTAGTTTAGCTTGT